AGGAAGTCAATACAGAAAAGAAAACATTTAACAACTTTCCAACATCACAGGTAGTCTTTCCTTTTAACTCTGATGCAGGTTTCTTTAGTGGTGTAAATCAGATGAGTCCAGAGGGCAATTCAGCAGCATTAGCCTGTTTAAATGTATTAGGAACTGCATTTAGTGAGCCACCATTAAAAGTTTATTTAAAGAATGATGATGGAATGGAATATGTTCCAAATCATCCTGCTCAACAACTATTAGATAATCCTAATCCAAATATGACAAGTTCATTAATGAACAACTACATTGTTACTTCTATTGCTGTTTCTGGAGATGCTTTCTTATTAAAACTAAGGAATGATGCAGGACAAGTAGTTCAGTTAGTTCCATTATTACCAGAGATGGTAGAAGTTAAAGGCAATAATGAACAGTTAATCACTAAGTATCAATATAAACAAAAAGGCAACACATTAGAAATAATGCCTAAGGATATGATTCACTTAAGAGAAAGAATAGATCCTAGAAATCACAGGAGAGGATTATCTCCACTTAGATCAGTTATGGTTGAAGTATTAGGAGATGCAGCAGCTTCACAGATGGGTGCAGCTTTAGTTAAGAATACAGGAGTTCCTAGTGTTGTTATATCTCCAAAGAATGACTTATCAATGACAAGTGATGAAGCTGAGAATATTGCAGAGGTATTTGGTAGGAGATTTGGAGGAGAGAACAGAGGTAGACCATTAGTTATATCTGGTGGAGAAGTTGATATCAAAACTCTTTCTTTTTCTCCTAAAGATTTAGAAATAGGAAAACTCAGATACATTAATGAGGAGAGAATATCTGCTGTGCTTGGTGTTCCTGCAATCTTAGCAGGACTTGGTGCAGGACTAGAGAGAGCAACATATTCTAATGCTAAAGAGTTAAGAGAGTTCTTTACAGAACAGAAGTTAATTCCTATGTGGAATCACTTTGCTAATGAGTTCACAAAACAATTATTATTACAAGACTTTGAGGACAATACAGCATACTGCTTTAAGTATGATATCTCAGATGTAAGAGCTTTATCTCAAGATGAGGATGCAACTATGCAGAGAATAGTTACAGGCTTTAATGCAGGATTTGTAACTGTTAATGAAGCAAGACAAGCAACACAATTATCTCCTTTAGACAATGGAGATTACTTTGTAAGAGATATGACTATTGCAGAAGTACCTGTAGATGGCTCAGAAGTAACTATGTATCATGGCACAGAGTTTGCTCAATCTAATGTAGTAGAGGAAAAAGAATTAACTGCTGTAGATACAGATGCAAAGATGATACAAGAACAAGATGGGCAATACTGTGTTCTTAGTGAGGATGGAAGTAGATCTTTTGGGTGTTATGAAACTAGACAAGAAGCTGAGGAGAGATTAGCTCAAATAGAACAATACTCAGATGATGATAAGTATGGAAAGCCTAAGAAGCCAAAGAAGCCTAAAAAGCCTAAGAAAGATAATAAAGCTGTAGATAATGTTCCAGATTATATACAAAAGAATGCACAAAGAGGTTTAGATTTACTTGAATATGCAGGATCTGGATTAACAGATAAAACTAAAAGAGAAGCCAGAGATATGGCTAATGGCAAGATTTCAGATAACAAAGTTGTGAGAATGGCAGCTTGGTTTGCTAGGCATGAGGGAGATTTAGATTCAGATAAAGCTAATGATTATCTTAATGGAGATAGTGATAGACCAACAGCAGGGCAGGTAGCTTGGTTGTTATGGGGTGGAGATATAACTAAATCTAACAAGATGAGAGCTTTTAATTGGGCTACAAAAGAAGCTGAGAAAGTAAAAGAAGAGAAATCATCTTATCCTTTATTTGGATGGCAAGAGCCAACAGTTAAATTTTTAGGATTACCAACAGTTAAACATTACAGAACAGAGATAGAAAAGAAACAACTCTGGGAGGCAATTAATGGCTTAGAGGATGTATGGATGGACTATATGTCTAATGTATATGCAAAAGAATTAAATAGACAAAAGAGAGGTTTAACTAAAGTTGCTAAAGGTAGTCATGACTTAGATGCTTTAGAAACTAATGTAGATATATTTTTAAGTGGCTCAAAGTTTGATAAAGAACTATTACCATTCTTTTATTCTCTTGGGGATGATATGTCAGTTAGAACTTGGGATAATCTCTTTCCTGCTCAAGATAATTTCAAAGCAGCTGATCCTGTTGATTTAGATGTAACAATACCAGAGGAACAAGCAGTAAGAACTGTGTTTGGTGCATTAGCAGCAGATCAAGTTATAGATGCAACATCAGTTAAAAAGATTATAGAGGGTGGCTTTTATAGAGGACAAAGAGAAGTGCCACCTGCTGTTAAGTCTTTATTTCAAGATGGACAAGCAGCTAGTTTTGTTCAAGAGAATGCTAAAAAGGTTATGAATGACTTAAATGCAACTACAAAGAAAAGAGTTGCAACTCAGATAGAAAAAACAATCAAAGAGTTTGAAGCATTAGGAATAGTTAATCCTGTTGCAGGTACTGCAGAGGGAGATAAGTTCTTTAATGAATTAGCTAAAAGAATTAATACTGTTCTTGGAGGACAGAACTTAGGTAGAGCTAAGAACATAGCTAGAACAGAAGTTGGTAAGGTTAGTTCTTGGAGTCAGCAAAGAGCTGCAAAAGCTACAGGTAAAACATTAGAAAAAGAGTGGGTTTCTAGGAGAGATGGCATTGTTAGAGAAGCACATTTTGAGCTAGACAATCAAAGAGTTCCTCTGAACAGTTTTTATCTGTATAATGGAATTAAGTTGGATGCTCCTAGAGATCCAAATGCTCCAATTGGTTTAATAGCTAATTGTAGATGTACAGAAGCATATATTGAGGTTATAGATGAGTGAAGTAAAAAGACCAGAGAATCTTTCTTTTAAGAATGCTCCTATTGAGCTAAAAGAGGATGGGGATAAAAGATATATAGAGGCAGTTTTTTCATTATTTGACACTATTGATAGTGATAATGATGTAACAAAAGCCAATGCCTTAAGATCAGGATATACAGGCAACAAAGTGCCATTAGTCTGGAATCATGATTGGAGTAAGGTAATAGGTAGAGGCATCATAGAAACAGATAATCAAAAAGCTGTTTTTAAAGGATATTTTCTAAATACAGAAGCAGGGAAAGAAGCATATAACACAGTTAAAGAGATGCAAGATATGCAACAGTTCTCTTATGGGTTTCAAGTAATGAAATCATCAAAAGGAACTCATATTGACTCTAAAGGAGAGGAAGTACCTGTAAGAGTATTAGAGGATGTTAAAGTATGGGAGGTTTCTCCTGTGCTAGTAGGTGCTCAACAGAACAGTTTTGTTCAAGCACTTAAATCAGGTTTAGAGCCTGTAGATGAGGAAATCAAAGCAGAGATGCAGGTTGAATCTACAGAGCCAGAAGTTTCAAGTGAAACTGATGCAAGTATCAGTAAATCATCCCAACAGGGTATGAGGCTTGGAGAACATGCTGTAGCTTCTCTTGAGGAGTTAAAGGCATTCACAGAGAGAATAGAGGATCTTGCTTCCTTAAGAAACTCTGAAAAAAAGACACTTAGCTCAAAATCTACAGAGATGATAAGCAAGTATTTGTCTGGACTAAATGCAATTTATATTAAGTTGGATGATGTCTTAGCTGAGTATGGTTATGATCCTGTTAAAGATGATGAGTTATTCATTAATGTTCAAAAGAACTTAATGGAAAATAATTAATAAGGAGAAATATCTAATGGCAACATTAAGAGAAATGAGAGCTGAAAAAGCTCAAAAATCAGAAGATCTTGCAAAGATATTTGATTCTATTAAAGATATGTCAGAACTTTCTTCAGATCAAAAAGAAGAAATCAAAAAGAGAAATGATGAGTTAGCAGACTTAGGCTCAAAAATTACTGAATTATCAGAATATGAAGAGATGAAAGCTGCTAATAAACAAGAAATGGAATCATCAAAAAAAGTTTCTGGAATGCCTGTTTATGGAGAGCCAGAAGTTGATGAGCCAAAAACTCTTGGACAACAATTTATAGATTCAAATGCTTATAAGAGCTTTGTGGATCATGGTATTAAAAATATTCCTTTTGAAGCTAAAACAACAGTTACAACTTCAGTATGGACTAGAGATACCATCTATCAGCAAGTTATTCCTGCTATAGAGCCAGATCCAAATCCTGTATTAGATTTAGTAGATTCTATCAATACAGATCAAACAACTTACTACTATCTCAGAGAAGTAGCTACAAACAATGCTGCTGAAACTGCTGAGGGTAGTGCTGCCCCAGAAGATGCATTCAGCTATACAGCTGTAACTGCTCCAGTTGCAAAATTCATTACAACTTTGCCTATTACAGCAGAGTTGCTTGAAGATCAAGCAGGTGCAAGAGCATACTTTGATGGCAGATTAGCAAATCATGTTCTACAAAGACTTGAAAAAGAATTTATTGGAGGAGATGGAGTTTCCCCAAATATTCAAGGTATTTTAGGAACAACAAATGTAAATCAAATCATCTACTCAGCAGGAACTTATCCTAGCTCAGTTGGTGGTAAATTAAGAGCAATCTTAGAGGGCATTAAAGATATTGAGGAAAATGGAAAACTTTTCCCAGATGCTATGGTTATGTCTCCAGGTGCTTATGAAGCACTTGCAGGACAAGTAGATGGCAATGAAAACTTTATGCTTGGTGCTGCTGCACAATCAGGAAGCCCAACTATTTGGGGTGTTCCTGTAGTAAAATCCACACAAATTGGATCTGCAGTTGGACAAGATTCTGATGTTCTTATTGGAAAATTTGGTGGTGGAATGGCTGCTAACCATGTCTTTAGAAGAGGAATGGAATTACAAATTTCTGACTCTGCTGCTGATGGAGACTTTGGTAAGGATATCCTTACTGTTAAGGCTTCATTAAGATATGCTAGTGCTATTTATAAACCACAAGGTTTTACAAAAGTACAAGATATAGAATAAATATAATTATGAATATGCAGAGCCAAAGATTTGTAATGACTACAAGTGTTGTAGGCTCTGCTGTTCATTCAGGAGAGAAATTGAAAAGAGTAGAAAAATTAGAGGAACAAGTCTGGAAGTGCAATAGAACAAAGAAATTTGCACAGGGTAAGAAATCTCCTTTTGTTGCTAGTGTTCTAGTAGCAGGTATGGGAGATGTTATTCCAGATGTTAAGTTTGAAAAGAAAGCTACAAAGAAAAAAGTAGAAAACAAAGCTGTAAAGCCATCAGAGGATAAGTAATTAACTTATGCCTGTTGCAATTCATACTTATGTTAGTGTTGATGAACTTAAGGGATGGTTAGGTATTAGTGGATCAACACAAGATACTAACTTAACTTATGCACTAGAAGCTGCTACAAACTTAATTGATGAGTTTTGTGGCAGAGTTTTTTATGTAGAAAAAGACTCTGGTGTAGATGTTTTGCAAACAAGATATTATGATTGTGAATTTCAAGACTTTATAGAAGTAGATGATATATCAACAACTTCAGGATTAGTTGTTAAAACACTTAATGCAGATGGAACTGATGATCAGACTTTAGTTAGAGATACTGATTATTATTTAGCTCCTTATAATGCAGATAAGTTACAACCTAGAATGCCTTTTGATAAAATCTATATGGCTATAGAGAATGGTGGTAAAGTTTTACCAACAAATCATAGGAGAGGATTAGCTGTAACAGGATATTTTGGTTTTCCTATTCAAAGTGGTAATAATCATCAACCTCCTGCTGTAACACAGGCATGTTTAATTCAAGCAGCTAGATTTTGGCAGAGAAAGAATAGCCCAATGGGATTTTCTGGTAATCCTGAAACAGGACAAGCTCCTGTAATATTTTTAAGTGAATTAGATCCAGATGTTAAAACAATGTTAAAACACTATAAGAAATCAACAACAACACTTGCTTCAGGCAGACCATACACAGGACTTACTGCAATAAATAATCAAAGACAGTATGGTGTATGAAACTAACACTAAATGGAGCTTTAGACTTATCTAGGTCTATTAATTCACAAACAATCTGGAACAAAAGAAGTACAGATTATTTCAATGAACTAGCAAAAGAATTAAAACAAGATTCTTTAAATGCTTTAGAAAATAAGCCATCTCCTAGATCTCAAGCAGGTAGAGGCAATAAGAACACAGGTGCAACTAGGAGAAGTGTATTTACAGCTAAGTTAGGCAATACAAACAGGCTAAGGATGTCTGAGGGCTTTAAATTAGCTACAGATAGACAATATGCTCCATTCATTCATGGTAAGCCAATATTTAGAGGATTTAGCCCAATTAGGAGAACTAGACCATTCTTTCCACCATACAAAGAGGGTAGTAGTCTTGCTAAGTGGGCTAAGAGAGGACAACCTAAACTTAATCCATTCTTAGTTGCTAGAGCAATATCTAAAAGAGGTTTAAAAATGAAGCCATTCATTGGTGGTGTTGTCTATGAGAAACAGAAAGAGATTAAGGACAGAGGGCAAGAGATGTTAGAATTGATTGCAAGAGATATAGCTAGGAGTGTTAAATAATGGCTTTACTTACATCAATTAGAGATGGCTTAAAAACTAATTTAGAAACAATAACAGGACTTACTGCTTATGAGTATGTCCCAGACTTTATAGATCCACCTATTGCTTTAGTAGCTCCATTAAATAGTTTAAACTATGATTCAACAATGGCTAGAGGCTCAGATACCTATGAGATACCTGTAGTGGTGTATATATCAAGAGTAGATGCTCAGACTGCACAAGATGGTGTAGATGCTTATTTAGCCTCAACTGGTGCAACCTCAGTTAAAGCAGCTATTGAAAGTGATCCTACTTTGGGTGGTGCTGCTATGTCTGTTAGAGTTATAAGTGCAACAGATTATGGAGAGTATGAAGTAACACAGGGAACTAGCTTTCTTGGTGTAACATTCAATATAGAGGTAATAGCATAATGAAAATAAAAATATT